AACCTCTTCTTTATTTTTTTCGTTACCGAAATCTGTAAGTTTAGGTTTTATCAATTGTACCATCGTTATCCTCCTTTTGCAGGTTTTTAATATCCTGAAGCAGCGTTTCTAAGGCGCTGAGTCTGCCCCTACCATACATCAGTTGATCTACTGTTTCAACCCCATAGCAGAGGTGATCTTTAATATCTTTAATTGATCTATTAATTACATTTACTATTTGTTCTTTTGTATGATAATCAAGCATTAATTTCTTTTAAGTGCTATTTTGTTTTTACCTTTTTTAAGTAGCATAAAACCAAAATTATTAACTGCAATTTCTAAAATAATATTCATATTATACTTAGGGTAGTCATCAAAAACAAAAACAGTTCCAGGTTTGGATCTTTCCCCAAAAAAAATAGTTTCTTTGGTTGCTGCTAAAGTTGTATGAGGTCCATCAAAAAATACTAAATCATATGTAGTTTTTATTTCTTTTTTATTTTTATAAATAGGTACACCATCATTAAATCTATTCATAAATTCATCATCTTCCATTTGAAATAAACTAAAATTATCATAGCCAGATAAATCTTTTATAAGTTCTGATTTCATTGAGTTAGAGTATGTTGGTGGTGTTGGTTTATTATTCCAAACTGTATTTTCTTGATTATCAAAATGTAAATAATCAATATCTCCGTATGGATCTATTCCTATATGCCAATGATTTTTATTTTTTAAGGTATCTAAAATAATTTTAGAACCTTGTCCTTGTCTCACACCAATCTCTGCAGTAAACAGATTATCACCATCAAGTGTCTTACAAGCTTCTTCTAAAATTTCGTATTCTGTACTGTCCCCTTGGATCATAATTTAAATTGATTAAGTATTATTAATTTCTCTTCTGCAGCTGCAATTTTTTCTATTAGTTTATCTATTTCATCTAGGTGTTGAGGATGTTCTCCAATCGCTACAGGTTTTTCTAAATATATTTGAATAGTTACATCTGCTTCAGATATCTGAGCGTTATATCTATCTTCCAACGCTTGTAGTAAAGTTGATCTTAGACTCATAATGAATCTATATTATTAATTATAAGGTTTGTAAATAGATTTAATTTTACCTTGTGCTTGTAATTTTTTTAAATCACCTTTAGAATATTTTGAATAATCTTCTTCATTTTCTTTACGTTTACCATAAAGCCAAGTCCATGACCATGAAGTTAAAGCAGTGGAATAATGATATATTTTTTTTACAACCCAAGTTATCATTATATTTTTTGCATCTCTGGATTAGTTGATAAAATATTTTTTTCTGCTCTAGGTCTAGCTATAGAATCTTTACTTCTTTTTCTAAGTTGAGCAATAGCAGATTCTTTCATCTGTTTTTCTTTTTTAAGTTTTTGTAAATCTCTTTCTAGATTCATTTTTTATCCTTATTCATTCCGCCCCTGAAGATCTGAGTTCCCTTAATGCCATAGATGCTCGCCACGACAAGGATCCACAAATTTGTGAACCAGCTAGGGAGCTGCGAGAACATGTCGAAAAACAATTTTACTTTGTCCATCGCTGTTGGATCGTCTGATACGACTGCCCAGGCCAGAATTGCTATGGGCAAACTTAAAATTATCAAAACTGCCTCGTCCTTCCAATCTGACTGACGGGCTTCTAATAATTTTCCTTGGTAAGCTTCTTTTCCTTCAGCCATACGAGACGCATGCATTAATTGTGCATCTGACATTGCTATCTTAGTTCTTTGTTTGTTAGCGTAAATTTTTGATCCTGCAGAGACTGCAAGTTTAATAGCTGATAACCACATTAAAATACTCCTTTAAATTTTGTACCTCTTATAGCTGCTCCACCACCCCTTGATAATTTTACAGGAGGGACTTCAGAGTTAGGTCCTTTTTTAGGAGGTGGTCCATAAGGTACTCCACCACCTTTATTCATTTCTAATTTAAAAAATTCATCTGGTTTAAAAGTTTTATCATTTGTTTTTGTCTTAACTTCACAAGGAGGAAGAGTCCCATCAATACATCGTACAAGATCATCTTTAGGTCTAGGAGGTGCTTTATGTGTGCCTATTATTCCTGCTTCTTTTAAATAATCATCATCTGGTCCTTTTTTACCAGGGATAACTTTTGTTTGTAATGGTCTGCCATACTGACGATAAAAATCTCGGTTAGCTGGCATGATCTTTTTTTTACTAGTGAAATATTCTCCTTTAGCTCTTTTTGCTCTTCTAGCATCTTCAACTGCAGTAAAACCTTTTATTGCTAAACTAAATGGTCCTATTGGAGGTAAACTAAAATTACTTTTTCCAGCGTTTCCAGTGCTTAAATTATTTTTGGGAACTTTAGTTTTTTTAATATTTGTAGTTTGGACTTTATTAGAGGTAGCAGTTCCTGTATTTAAGTTTTTCGAAGTGTTTGTTGCACCTTCATTACCTCTTGCTAATGGGCTTTTAGTAACACTTTTATTTGTTGATGGAGTTTTAAAATCAGGTTTTGAGGCATCCATGCCCCCGCCTCTTAATTTTCTAATTTTTCTTTTCATTATTTTTTCCTCTTTCTAGCAATTTCAAGCTTCTCTTCTGCAATTCTAATTCTTTCTGCTGCTTGATCTTCATTATTTTCTAATTTCATTTTCTCTAAATCAATTCTTTCATCCGTTTCATTTTCTCTTATCTCATTAGAGTTCATATCCTGCTCTGCTTTTCTTTGGAGATCCATTGCTTTTAAATCAAGTTCTCTTTCTTTCAATGCAACTAGTGGATCTTTCTGTTGACCCATAGCTTCACTCTGTGCTAACTCTAATGTTAGTTCTGAAACTCTTCTTGCAACCATAGATGCAATTTTTATTTGTGCACCTTGAGGATCATTTTGAAATTGTGCTTGCATCATAGGATCTTCAGCAATCATTGCCCCTACCTCTCCTTGAGCTTTCATTGAAACGTGTTCAGATATATGTGCTTGTAAAGCTGAGTACACTTGAGGATTAATTTGAACCATTCTTGTAGACATAAATGCTCTGTGAGTATTGATATGTGCATCATGATCTTGGTCTGGAAATGCTTTAAGTGGTTTTTGCTGCAGTACTTCCATATTTTCCGTAGCAGGATCTTTAGGAGTAGGCTGTTGTTGTGGAATAAGTAGTTGATCTATATCTTGAGTCCCTAATGCTTCATATACTCTACGATATGCCTCTCTCAAATTATGCATCATAGGATTTGACATAGCAATCTTTAAATTTTCGTTAGCAAGCGTTACTCTTTGTGCCATACTCATGATATTAGGGTCGGCAACCGGTATAACGTCTACTCTATCATCGAAATCAGTTCGTTTTACTGCTTGATCCGCACCATATACTGAATATGGGTAGACTGGTGGTAGATATGTACCAAATACTTTTGATAATAGTCTAAATTCTCTACGCATTGAGTAGTAACATCGCTTGTGTATTGCGCTCATGACTCTCGAACCACGCTCTAATAGCGAAACAGTTGTACCAACAGCTCTATTTTGCATATCATTACCTGTATCCATGTTAGTTATCGCTGCAAACTTTTGTCCTGCTTGAACAACAAAGCCCATAAGTTGGTATAATGTAGCCGATGGTTCCTTAAATGGTAAAATTTGAAACTGATCTTTGATATTACCCCCAGGTGCATCAACATCTCTAAATTCTCCTGGCTGAAATGGTTGATCATCATCTCTAATTCTTATGCCTCTAGACTTAAATCCTGCAGGTAAGTTAGATAATGTACCTGCATCTAGTAATTGTCTTAAAGATTGTGTAGCAGTTCTAGATAATCCACCTATCATGTGGGTTAACCCAAAACCATAAAAACCTAATCCTGGTAAAAATTTGAAATGTACAAAATATTCTTCTCTTTTTTTAGTCTCATCATCTGGTTTATAGTTTCTATAGATAGATAATACTTCTCCTGAACCTTCATCAATTGTTATAATGTAAGGAACCTTAACTTCTTTTTCTGAATTATTGTTTTCAAATTCTTCTAGATTACAATCAACATGCATCTCAAGAACTGAGTATGAATATTGTCTATCCGTTGAAGGTGTTACCCCTTCTAATTCTTGATATTTTTTTTCAATTTCTGTAGGGCCTGCTGAAGTTGGTTTAAGGTCTACGTCTCTATAAAAACCTGATGCTTGTTTTTTAAGAATCTCGTTTTCTCCCATTTTAATAACGTGAGTAATTCTTTCACATTCCATTAAATCGGTTGCGTAGTATGGAACCACTAAATCTTCTGCAGGAATAAATTTAGATACAGCTCTTTGCATTACTTCATCATAGTAAACTTTTTTAAATGCAGATCCTGCTAGTGCTAAATAAAATAATAACTGATCAAACTCTGGAGTATATTCTTCCATCTCCTCTGTGATCATATAATTCATAAAATCTTGCACCCTTTGTGCTTGATTCATTTTTTCAGGATCTTCCACCCCAAGGACTCTAGTTTTCACTGGTCCTGAAGATGGAAGTAATTCTTTATATGCTTGTGCCTGAAATGATGTAACCGCTTCTGATAATAGAGGGTGAGTCACGGATGCCGAACCTTTAAACGGTCTAGTCATCTCTATGTGTTTAATACCAAGTAAATCTAAATTACTAGTATAAGAAGTTTCCCAATCTTTTCTTGAGATTCTATCTTTTTTATAATCATCTAATAGCTGATTAGACATTCTTTGAAGAACATCATCATCCATGTCTTCTGCAATATTTTTAAAAAACTCTTCCGCTGCATTTGCTTGTTCTTTAATTGTTGGTTCTTCACCTTCAATTTCAATGTCAACTTCTTCTGAATCAGGAGTTATTATTTCCTCTTCAATTGCTTTGTCAATTTCAGCCATGTTAAAAATTAATAAAGTTTAGTTGGTTTCATTCTCGCCATTCCACCACCACGAGCTTTAACCATGCTTCCTTTGTTAAGTAAAGGTTTATCAAATGTAAATCCGAACAAACCTGGATTTTTCTTAGTACTTTTTTTAGATACTGTATTTCTTTTTAACGCTCTTTTACTTTTCATTGCAGATGCATATTCTTTTTTATTAGCATAAGTTTTTCCACCTGATGAAATTTTACCATCTGATAAAACATTAATCGCTTTTGGATTTAACTCACTAACTTTTTTTCCACCTTGATAAATTCCTACTTTTTTACCAGAGGATACATCTGTATTTACAAATTTAGTTTTAGTATTTCCGACTCCAGTGTTAACACCATCTTTAATAACATCTCCTGTGCTAGTAACTTTTAGTCTTGGAAAAGTTTTTTTAGTAGTTAATTTTTTTGTTGGACCAACAGCTTTTTTAAATTTATTTGGGCTATATGCTTTATCTGAAGTAAATAAACTTTTTGATGAACCACTTGCACCTGTCGGGATACCTTTGCCTCCTAGCATTCCTAACTTAGATGCACCAAATAATGCAGCACCCGCTAGAAGCATCTTATTTCGTCTTCTTGATTTTTTTGACATGTCTTTTCTCCTAATTAATAATATACGTATTTACGTTCTTTATAACTTTCGACCTCATCCTCGTCAGAATAAGTAGTTACGAAAGAACCTTGTCGATATCTTAACATAGCTTGGGTAGTGCTGTCCACATAATCGTCATGTTCTCCGTGAGGAAACGCAGCACACTCTTCAATCACTTCTTGAGCCCAATGTTCGTCCCTTGGATAATATACTTGTTTAGATTCAAATATAGGAGAACAGGCGTTGACCCGTGAGTGTTTGTCCTGGCCTCTTCCTGGAGTGTAATCCATAACAGGGATACCCATTCGTCTTAATTCTTGTAATAAACTTTGTCCACTTGCTTTAGCTTCAATTACAATTGTCTCTGGCTGCCAATATTTGTATTGGTCTAAGGCTACCATTTTTAATTCTGGAAAATCCCATTTACCTTTTACGGCATCAATTAACATAATAGCATCAGGCATGGATTCGTGAGGCGTGAATACTCCCCATGTAGTAATGGCTGAGTAATCGGCAGTTTCTTTTTTACTGAATGCAGTGTCATAAGATTGAATAACATGTTTTAACGTAGGAAGATCCTCGGTCCACGGCTGCCACCATTCTCTTTTAAGAATTGCTCCTTCCTCTGAAGTTGGATTTTGCATGTACTGTGCAGACCAATTTCTAATTGATATGGACGCTTTAACTTTTTCTAGTTCTTCTAGGTTCCAATATTCAGGCCACACGGGCTGTACGTTGTCATCTTCCCCTAATAAAGCTGGAAAAGAAATTGTTTCCCATTGATCTGACTTAGGTTCATTTTGTGATTTAATTAATCGACCCGTTAAATCATCTTGAGCCCATCTTGTCATTACAAGTACAATAGAGCCTCCAGGTTGTAGACGTTGTCTGGGACCCGATAAGTACCAATCAAAAGTTCTCTCCATTGCACTATCGGACATTGAGTCTTGTTCCGTGTGTGGGTCATCAATAATAAGTAAGTCCGCCCCTCGTCCTGTGATAGAACCGCCAACACCCGCTGCAAAATATTCCCCACCTTGATTGGTCTCCCAACGTCCTTTTGCCTTACTATCTTCTCTTAGTCTAACATCTCCAAAGATCTGTTTATACTCCGCACTGTCAATTAAGTTTCTTACCTTCGCACCGAACCTTCCTGAAAGTTCTGCGTTGTGGGATACCTGCATAATTTTCATCTTAGGATTCTTTCCAATCATCCAAGCAGGAAAGTATATGGATGCAAATTCTGATTTAGTATGACGGGGTGGCATATTAACAATGAGCCTCCCTTTTTTATTTTTTGATATGTTAGTAAACTCGTGAGCAATGTGTTGGTGATGGCCCCACTTATCAGGATTACTATCAGTTCTACAAATAAAATCTGGCCAAACATTCTTTACAAAATACAAGAAGTTGTCCTGACATAATTTTATATGTTTTAACCATACTTTTTCGAGCCTCTCTCGTAATTGATCGGTGGTCAATAAATCTGTATCAGTCATCTATATTTACTATACCCTCGGGTCCCCTTAAAATCTACCCCCTAATTCTACAGGGCCTTACTACCTGTATCTGTCATACAAGTTTTAGTAAAAGTGTATAAAGTTTAAAAAATTTAAGTTTTTACAAATATAATTTGTAAATTTCAAATTTTGGAATTTGGTTGGTACCTCTATCAATAGGCAAGCCACACGCCCCACGTGGGGCGTGTGTTGTTAGATTAATTAACTTTTAATCTCTTCTTTAATTAATTGGTCTATATGATCGTAAATTAATTTATCTAGATCCGATAAATTTAATCCATGGCTCAAGGGTTTTGAAATTACTTTGTCCCCCTTCTCTAATTCATATTGAAAGTGACTACCATAATTGAGCCGTCTTATATCAAGTCTAATACATAAGAAAACATATATAGTATAACCTCTATGATGTTTAATCGATCCGACTTGTATTTTTTTAACTTTGTCCGATGGTATAAACTTTTTAGACTCATCCATTGTTAAGCCCT